GGGTAGATACTGCTTGATGATCTTAGTCTTAATACCTGTATCTTGCAGCATATTACGTATTGCACCGCCGTATGTCTGGTCTTCTCTCAATTTTGATTTGAGGCTGGTTAGATTGAGAGACATGATTTTTAGTTCACCCAATTTATCATAGTCTGCTTTGTTAACATCATAAGACTGTAAATTCTCTATCTCTACCAACAGTCCTGCATTGAACTTCTCTAACTGTGTAACAGAGCTATTCTCTTTTGCAACACTTACTTCATTATCCCTAATTTCATCAACTATCGATGATATTTCTTTTTGTCTTTTCTTTGTAGTGACCAGTGCAGTTTCCATTTCTACTAATGCATCAGAGAATTTAGTTACCTCTTTACTCTTAACGCCAATCATGGCCTTTTTAAATTCTTCATCAATATGCTGTTCGCACGTAGGGCAGTCAGCATTTAGCTCAAAGAAATCTACCATATCAGAGTGAGATTTGTGCTTCTCTTTTAGAGTACTCTTTAAGTCCTTTAACTTAATGTGCCGCTTCTGTATTTGATCATTGTCCTGTATTTGTAATAGAAGTTCTTGGTTGTTCTTGGTGAGAGAAGTAATATCTAACTTCTTCTTGAATATCTCTTCCTCATTATTTGCAACCAAGAGTAATTTTTCTTTGATCAACTGCTCATTATTATCCTTCATTTCTTTAATGAATTTCTCTTGCAGAGTAATTTTCTCTGATGTAAGATCATATCGATACTCCACATCTTTTTGCTCATTTGCAGTCTCTTTGAGTCTAGTCTTGAGAAGCATGTTCATGAGAGAGAAAATCTGGATATCAAGTATCTCTTCGACCACCTCTCTCCTGTGCCTGCTCTTAAGCTGCATGAAAGGTATGAATGTAGATGATCCTAGAATAACAACTTGAGTGAAGCTGCGGTAGTTTAGCTTTAATATCTGCTGCTCTAGATATTTCTGGTAATCTCTTACATTTGCATCTTGGTTATACATCTTACCGTTAATGTAAATCTCAAACGTGTTAGGCTTGATTCCACGAACAACTTTAATCTTTTTAGACCCAACCTCAAATTCAACTTCCACTACACAATTACTATTATTTACAGAATTGAGAAGCTGCGGTTTATTGATACCTCTAAATGGCTTACCAAATAGACCAAAACATAATGCATCAAGAATGGTGGATTTGCCTGCACCATTCTCACCAATAATCAGTGTGGACGAATTTCTGTCTAATTGAATTTCTGTAAAATTGTTGCCGGTTGATAGGAAGTTCTTCCATCTTATGTATTTAAATATAATCAAGAATAGACACCTTCCATTTTATTTCTAATATCAGTAGCACTAATATTCTCTATAGATTCGTCTAGATGTTCTTGTGTAATAGTATATCCAACATCTCTTCCGTAGGTAATGTCTACGATATTTGGAACATCCAAAATTCCGAAATCCCTACCGTGTACAAAACCAGCAACTGCAAGTTTTTCAATCATATCATTTCTATCGTGATGGCCCTCTCCAGTATCACGAACCATAATTACAACTTGTCCAGTTTTTCTATGAGCTCGTTTGAAAAGTTCTGTATGTCCTTCGTGCCAAGGCTGATATCTTCCAAGCATTTGTACAGTTGGTTTTCGTCTATCCATTTTGTAATCCTCAAATCGTAAGTTGTTGGGGGAATAAAGAGCTTGTTTGTATCTTCATATTCACAATCTTTTACAGTATCCATCCAAATAAGTTTGTCTGGAAAAAAGTTTCGTATATAACCGGGTAAAGGTGCTATAAATGCAGAAATAGATATCGAATCCAATTCTGCTAACTTTCTCATCCGTAAAGATTGTCTGTCTCTACCCCGGTCAGAAAAATCCCAATCATTATATATATTTCTTACTACATCAGCATCCCAAAATGGAATACTTAATTTTTCAGCAATTCGACTACCTAACCAAGTTTTACCAGAGTTAGGTAGACCCATTATCAATATTTTCATGTTCTTCCGTGAAATATGGCACCCATTGTAGGTGGGGTTTGTGCATCAAATAAATGCCAAGCACAATTGTCCTTACCTGTCATATTACCAAACCATTTGATTCTACCCACGCTGACTATTTTGTGTAGATACTTTATATAGGGTATGCTCTGTTTAGTATGCACCCAATCAGCATCAAATAACAACCATGTTGGTTTTTGGGGCGCAAAATGCTCAATTATGGGATGTAAAATTGTTCTATCCCATGGCGGATTAGTGATTATAAATCCAGATTCCATAATTTCGAAATCCCCAATCTCACTAAAATCGTTTTTTGCAATACCCGCAAGCTGCGGTTCAATATCACTGGCCCACATACATACTCCACCAAAATACTCAAGATGCCGGCATAGTTGCCCATCACCAGCGCATGGCTCTGCGAATGTAAATTTTCTGGGTAGATGTTCGATAAGAGGCTCTACCGCTGCAAAAGGCGTAGGATAGAAGTCTCTTGGTTTTCTCTCAAGGAGCGAGCGTTTTCCCATTTATTTCAACGCAATCGCACCAATAAAAAAATGGTTCTGCCAGAATGTCTGTACTGCATTGAACCCTACACCGTTCAACATATCCTCGATTTCTTTCCACGAATTGGGTTTCAACATATTCTGAAGAGTGAGCTCTTTCGTCATAATGTCATCATAGCCAAAGGATTTTCTCTTATACTCATAGTAGACTGTTCTTAACATGTTCTCTATACGAGAGTGAGTGGTATCGATTTTCTCTGCGAAAACAAATGCGCCTCCAGTGTTTAGTCCATCATATATCCTTTGTAGTATATCCTTTCTGCAAGAATAGGGCATAAACTGAAGAGTGAACAGGGATGTTACTAGAGAACAGTTTTCGAAAGTGTAGTCTCGTATATCCATAGGATAGAGAAAGGTTGCATTAGGCAGCTGTTTAGATCGTTTATCCAAATTTGGCGCAAACCCTTCTGCGATCTCCACACCTACGTAATTTGCATAAGGACAAGTCTCTTTATTGTGTTCTATGATACGTGATGTAAGTTTTCCTGTCGAACAACCAATATCTACTACGTTGGTTGAGGCCTCTACGAAATATCTTGATAGAGCAACAACGTCATCCAGTAGTCCAGAGTACCCTCGTATGGACATGTCTATGTGGTCATCAAATCCTTCTGACCTGTGTGCGAATGTAAAATCAGCCATTTCGTTCCCCTTGATAATGATTAACTGTTGTCATAATTCCTGATGGAAAACTAGCTATAGGATCAAACCCCAAAGCTCTCATTTTTGATATGTCTGGACATCTTCTATCCACTCCACCTTCTGGAGCAGCACTTGATGGAATAATGTTGATCTTTTTTCCAAATGCTTCACCAATACACTTCACCACTGAAAGGATATCCCGTTCCTCTTCAGTACCGATGTTGTAAGCATTCATATGAATCCCTTCCTTATGCACGAGCATAAGACCGTCAATGAAGTCATCAATGTAAACGAATGATCTTGTCTGTGTTCCATCACTCTGGATTTCTAAATCTATAATATCATCAGAAAATGGAACTGAAATTTCATCTAAGACTTTGTTGATCAGTTGCGGAATAACATGACCATTACCCATTGCAGGACCGTAAACATTATATGGTCTTACGATAGTAATTTTATCGAGAAAATCTTTGCCTTGGTGGATTGCCATCATTTCATTAATGAGTTTTCCACTGGCATAACTGAAACGTGGATTGAATACATCTGGAATTGAAGCAGACTGTGTTTCAGGTGTTGGGATGTTCTCTGAATTTTGATACACTTCAGAGCTTGACACGAGCACAAGTTCCTTGAAGGTCTTGGAATACTCTGCAAACTCCAAAACATTTTGCATACCTCTGATGGCTACGTCTAACACTTCATCAGGAATGTTGTAGAAGTTTTCTGTGCCATTGATAAATGCTAAATGGAATACCACATCGATATTTCTGCCAATGGTTTGATCTATCCATTTTCTGTCCCTGATATCAACATCAAAGAAATCAACATTGTCCAGTTTCAAATCATCACGAATCTTGCCTCTGGAAAGATCGTCAATGACATACACACGATTTTCTGGATTTGCTGCCAGTCTCTTGACCAGTGCTGTGCCAATGAAACCCATCCCACCTGTTACTAAATAATTCATCATGCTCTGGTTCCCTCCAATACAGTTCTCTTGTACAGCTTATTGTCATCAATGATTGCCTGGAAGATTGTGCTCTTCAGGTCCAAGTTCTTTACAAGATTTTGGAAGGCTTCAGTATCTTTAGGCAGACAGTATCCACCAAACCCACGAAGATTGTTTGAAGCTCTTAGATAATGGTGATCAATATTCTCTCTCATGGTCATGGCTTCAATGATCTTCTGATAATCACAATCCATTTCTTTACACACGTCAAAGAAACCATTTGCAAATGTAATTCTTAAAGCATTAAATACATTGTTGAAATATTTGGCAAGCTCTGCTTCCGTTGGTGACATGACCACAACGTTCTTTGGAATGTTACCGTGGCTCATTTTTACGTTTTCAGATGCTGAATTTCCTGGACTTCCACCAACAATGAGAACATCTTGGTGTTGCATGAAATCCACGAGAGCACTTCTTTCTCTCAAGAATTCAGGAACGAAACAAATTTTGTGGTTGTTATATTTGTCGATCAGGGATTGTGTTGTACCAGGAACCACAGTTGACTTGATGGCAATGATACCCTGATAATCATTTTGGAATAATCTTTCGATCACGTCTTCCACAATTGAAGTGTCACATGAGCCATCTTCACTTTGATCAGTCGGAACACAGATGAAATTTATATCCGTGTCCAAAATGTCTTCCCACTTTGATTCAAATTTAGGGTCATAAAAAAACATTTCGTTGTTTATCTGTCCTAACCCATCGTACACGGTAGAGCCTACAAACCCTCTACCAATCACTCCAATTTTCATTGTTTTAGTACTTTCTCATATATTGATGACGCAATACGTTGCATCATAAGTGGGGGAACCATGCGACCACATCTTTCGGCTTTCTGATTCCATTTACCAGTGAGAACGAAATCGTCTGGTAGAGTCATGATTCTTTTTAGTTCTCCTAGTGTTAACTTTCGTGGTTCTTTCCAATGAAATGCACCGGCAGTTGTGTCTGCACTACCCATCGCAGTAATAGTGGGGGCTGGTGCATATTGTGAAACTCTTTTGAGATTGAAATGATGACCCTTGGGATGATAATCCATACCTGTTAATACTTTAGGTGGATCGATCTCCATTTTACTGCCTGTTTGTTTCCAGTATGCAGTATTGGTGAATTTTTCAGTTAAGTACTTGATTTCTTCCTCATCATACTCTAGGCCTACCATTACATCCTTGATTGGTATCACAGTCTTGTCTGGATCAGGAAATACATGAGAGATGGTCATAAAATTAAGACCAGCCGCTTCTGCAATGTCGTGACGTATACCAATGAATATAACACGTGTTCTTGTCTGGGATACACCGTAGTAACGACTATCCAACACTTGGGCGCATACATCATACCCAATCTTCTCAAACTCTTTGAGTATTTTGTTGAAATACTCTTTCGCCTCACCTATCGTAAGACCCTTGACATTTTCTGCAACGATGACCTTGGGTTTAATATCATTCGCAACACGCAAAAACTCAAAGAACAGGTCTTCTATGTTCTCGACCATTTTACCATCAGAATATTTTTTGGTCTGGCCCCAACCATCAGAGTGCTTACCAGATACCTTCTCTATAGTCACATTACCCCACAAATCTACACGTTCTTCCTCATGTACATTATGAGATAGTTTGCCTGCAACAGAAAATGCAGAACAAGGAGGAGAACCATCCAATATGTCTAGTTCGCCCACCTTCACACCAGTTGCATCAAGAAAATCTTGTCCCTTTAGTTCTTTGATATCGTCAGGCAATATTACCGTATCAGGATAATTTTCGTGATATGTAGTCCTTGCCTCTTCAACAAACTCATTGATACAAAGAACCTTACCGCCCGCAAGTCTATAACCAGTAGAAGAGCCACCCCCACCGGCGAAGGTGGAGATGACTTTGAACTTCTCTTGGTTAGACGCATCATGTACGTCTTGCATCGTGTAGGGTTTATACAAATCCATCTTCCTCAGTCGGATCACCACCAAATAGTGGATTGGGGGTTTTATCCTGTGCAACGAAACGAAATTCTACATTATATCCATACTTCCAAATATCATCAGGATTGGTAAGATCAGTGCCCTCATGAGCTGCAGTTCGTTTGTTTATAACTGCAATTGACTTACATTTCTCCATGAACTTTTCTTTTGCACGGTCTTCCCATTTCTTTCTCATTTTATTTTTTATAGATAGAATGATCTCATCAATCCA